ACGGACACGCCGCGATAAATGGAACGGGGAATCGCGATAAGTGGGTCGCGACTTCGGTTGGGCCGGGAGGGGTGTGAAGGGGTGAAAATGGGGCGGGAGGGCAGGTAGTTGAAAAAAAACCTCGGAGGGGAAACAAACGCTGTCTATGGGGTAGCGGGGAGCTTGGCCAGCTTGGATTCGACGTCGAGCATCTCGCATGTTTCGGGGTCGAGGATGAGAGCCTTTTCGAGATACGCCCGCGTCTGGGCGGCCAGATCGGGACGGCTTGCCGAGAAGAACATCATGGCAGGGCGAGCGTGCGCTTTTCGGCGGCATCGAAGAATTGTAGCGATGGGGTCGAGCCTGCCGTGCCCAATAGGGCTCTGCGCCGAGCGCGGGCATCGTAGAACGCCAGTGACGATACGTCGTCCTGGCAGCCCAGAATCACCCCCCGCCGGCCTGTTGTGCCCAACATCGCCAGGCTGCATACGCGGTTGGGCGCGAGCGAGAGCTGCACCCGCTCTGTCCCGTCGGGGTCGCTCAGTCCCATCATTGCACTCCCGTCTATCACGCCCATGCTCACCCTCGGGTTTTCCTGCGCATCGAAGAACCCCAGCATCACGTCGCCCCCCTTGGTCCCCATCATCGCCCGCTTGGTTCCCTTCTCATCGACGAGCACGATATACCGCGCGTACAACACATCGTAGGTGATCTTGTTCGCTCCCACTGCCTCCCGCGGCCGGAGCCATTCCGAGATCCCCGCCCCGATCACCACGCCCAGCGCGACCAGTCCGACCGTTGCGAGACGTTGCATCGCTATCCCTCCTGAGAAAACAAGTCCATCGCCACGAACACCACCCGCCCGACGATCGCCTCGGGGGCAACCACCAATCTGCCGTGCGCGGGGTTAGCGGGATCGAGCATCAGCACGTCGCCGACCTGCTCGACGTATCGGATCGCGACCGACTCGGCAACCTCGGGGTCCAGCCTGGCCGCGATGATGCGGCGGCCCTTCCACTTGGCCGCGGCGATCTCTGGCGAGCGGTCGTCGTGATCGATCACAGCGATCGAGCCGCGCAGGATCGTTGGCTCCATACTGTCGTCCGGCACACGCATCGCCGAGAGCGTGTGCCCCTCTGGCAACACCCCCCGGCGCACGACCACCGCGCCGTCCTCGGCCCCCTCCCTAGTACAAGCTATGCACCTATACTCCTCATCGTCGCCCACGGGTTCTCCCTCTCGCGCAAAACGCCACACGTGCTCGACCGATTCCCCCCGCGCCTCGGCCGCCCGCACGCGAGCCGCCACCCGCTCCAGTTCTTCCGCGACGGACATCTGCGGTTCTTCGCCCTGGTAGGCCTCCGCCCTCTCTTTCACCCGCTCGGGGAACGCCTCCCCCTCGCCTGTCAGCAGCCACCGCGGATCACATTGCGTCTGCGTAACAATCGAGCGGATGTGGTCCGCGTCCGGTGTTGCGCCGCGGGTCCATCGCTGCACCGTGGCGGTCGCCACGCCGACGGACCGACCAAACGCAGCCATGCCACGAGCCCCGTGGAAATGTTCCACTAAGGCGGTGATTCTGTCGGATAGTGAGGTCTCCATATTCGCCTCCCCCCCCAAACATGTGGCTGCCAAAAGAACCGCGGCGACAGAAAAAGTGCGTAGCCGCAAGTTTTCCGCTTGACTCCTGTTGCGCCTGCGGTATAATTAGGTGTGTTCAAACCTATGCCACCGGCAAAAGGAGTATATCACATGAACGGGAGGAAGGTCAAACGGATTCGCAAGAAGATGATCGACAGGGGCATCCCGTCAGTCTCTGCTCTTGCGCGACAGATAGGGGAAGACCAGAGCTACGTATCCAGGATATTGAAGGGCAAGCGCAAAGCCGACCACATCAGAAAAAAGATTGCGCAGGCGCTACGTCTCCCACCCCAAGCTCTCGACGTAGCATAGTCCCCAACTCAACAGGAGGAGCGGTGATGGATACCCTGTCGTCTGTTCTGGCCGTCGCTGTCAGTGCCGCTGTGATTATCACCAGCTTGATGTATTTAGAGGTGCTCATTCTCTCCAGAGACATCCGCACTTCTCTTGCCCATTTGAAGGAAATCATTCTGAGGGGAGGGGGCTGATGGTTCGTAGCTTCTTCGTCAAGTTCGCCACCTACGTCGCCCTGATCGTTCTGTATCTGGAGATGTGGTGGCTGGTGACCGAGTTCGGCGGCCAGTCCATGGGCGCCGACTACGTGTTGTTCTGTGCGACCGCGACCCTCGGTGTCGCCGCCGCCGGTGTGGCCGATCTCACGATTCGATTCTAAGGAGGAGTGGTGGATGGTAGAAGACAAAAAGACCGCGGCAGATGGCACACAAGTTGCTACCCATGGCGACACGTCGCCATCGAATCCCCCCACATTGGTGCAAAACCAAAGGAAACATGGCGGCGTGTCGCCATCGGGGTCGCTTTGCGACGCAAAGCGTGTGCCGCTGCAAGATCAGGAATTCTGCCGGGCAATGGGCAGGCTCGATGCCACGGGCATATTCGAGCAGATCAGCGCCGCGTTTTCGACCGCCGAACTCAAGAGCGTCCGCGACAACAAGCTCTATCTGCGCGGTGGCTACAAATCGTTCGAGGATTTCGTCGACGCGGAGCTGCCACTGGCTCGACGCACCTACGAGGAGCGCATCCAGAACTTCGAGACGCTCGGCCCGAAGTTCGTCCAGTGGGCTGACCGCAACAAGCTGACCGTCCGCGTGATGCGCTCCCTCCGCCAGCTCCCCGCCGGCGAGATCAAGAAGTTCTGCGGTCGAGTCGAGCGCGGCGAGGCGACAGACGAAGAACTCGTCGCCATGGCCTACGACTACCACCGCCGAACAGAGGAACAGCGCGAGGTCGAGCAATCCCTCCTGCGCCAGGGCGAGAAGATCGGCTACCTCCAAGACAAGGCCAAGAAGGGCGGCGAGGAAATCGCCAAACGCGACGAGGACATCAAGAAGCTCAAGGCCGAACTCAAGATCGCCCAGAACCCGAAGAGCCTCACCGAGGAGCAGAAGGCCAAGGCTTGCGCCGACGCCAAGCAGCATTTCCACCGGGGCTTGAGTCTCGTTCGCGGGATTGATCTCTCCGATGCCGATGTGCATCTCCGGGCCAGCGTCGTCGGGATGCTCGCCGAGGCCACCACCGCGCTGACCAACTACGAGCGGCTGTATCACCTCGAGGCGGTCGAGGGGAGGGACGACGAATGAAGGCGCTCACCATCAAGCAACCCTGGGCCGCGCTGATCGCGGCCGGCTACAAGACCATGGAAGTCCGCTCATGGAAGACCGACTACCGCGGGCCGATCGCCATCCATGCGGGCATGAGCTTCGACGAGAACGCTCTCCCGGTCATCCTCGATCACGCTACACGCCACGGGGTCATGGACATGCATCTCCCTCTCTGCTCAGTGGACGTCGGCGCGGTTGTCGCCGTTGCCGAGCTGGCCACGGTCAAGGCCCTCTATGGCCACGGCTACCACAAGGCGGCGCTCTGCGATTATGACATCGATGGCGGGCAGTATGGCTGGGTGCTGAATTGCGTCAGACCCCTGGTCCGCCCGGTCGTTTGTCGGGGCGCTCAGCGGCTGTGGGAATTGAGCGAGAGACAAGTGGAGGCGGTGAACCGTAGGCTTGGCGCAGGAGCGACGGCCTAATGCCGCGCCAGCTCGCAACCAACCAGTTCGCCGCGCTGCTCGCCGAGTGGGAGGCCGCGCCCTTCGGCACGAAGGGCCGCGTGATCGACGCGTGGGCCGCGACTACCGGGCGGTCGCGGTCCGCGCTCGCGCGTGAGATCGCCCGACGCGCCGGCCGCACGCGCAGCCCCCGCGCGGACGCGGGGCAATACTCCGATGCCGAGGAGGCCGCCTACCAGGAGGTGCTCACCTGCATTATGAAGCACTCGCCCGACGCCAAGCCCAACGGCCGGGGGCGCTGGTATCCGACCGAGATGGCCGTCGCCAAGTGCGAGCGCGATGGCCGTCTCGAGCCGGGCGAGATGAGCGTCTCCAAGTTCCATCGCATGACCAAGCGGATCGACGGACGCCGCCTGCGCAACGCATCCCACCGATTCGAGGCCGAGCGCTCGAATGAGCTGCACCAGATCGACTCCTCGGGCAGTGAATACCTCCGCCCGCTCGAACGCGACGGCGACGACTGGGTGCTGGAGATCACGTCCCGCTCGGGCGGCGCCTGGAAAAACAAGCGCACCGGCGAGCGCATGGGGCTGTGGATCACGAACGTCGTCGACGACCACAGCCGCGTGGTCAGTGGCCGCTACTCATGCTACCCCGGCGAGAGCGCGACCATGGTGATCGAGGCGCTCATGGAGATCTGGGGTGCGTTCGACTCGCTCCTGGCGCTCCAGGGGATCCCCGAGCATGTCTACTGCGACCACGGGCCGTTCCAGAACTCAGCGCAGGGCAAAGCCTTCGCCGAGAGCCTCGGGTTCGAGTTCCTCGGCGCCAGGCCGGGCAACTCACGCGCACGCGGCAAGGTCGAGGGCAACTTCCGCACGATGTGGCGGCGCTTCGAGATGGACCTGCTTGGCCGCGAGGGCGAGCACATCAAGCTCAGCGAACTCAATGAGCTTTACGTGCACTACCTCGCGCAGATGCAGGCCAAGTCACACCCGTGGTATCGCGATCAGTCGCGGCTCGACGTGTATCTCGCCGGCCTTGGCGAGGTGCGCGCCCTGCCCGACGACGCAGCCGCGGCCGCGTTCAACACCGAAGACAGGTATGTCCGGCCCGATCGGCTTGTGTGGTATCGCAATGGGCGCTACGAAGCCCCGGGCAGGCTGGTTCGCCAGAGGATCAAGGTGCACCGCATGGGCGACGGCCGGCTCGTGGGCGAGAGCGCGGACGGCGAGACGTTCGACCTCGAACCCTACGAACTCAACCGCATCGGCGAGTTCAGCGCGGACAAGTTGACTCTCGCGGAGCGCGCCAACGCGGCCGCGGCGGACCAGACCTACAGCATCACCTACGACGAGCGCCCAGCGCAGACCCACGTGGTCGCACGCCCCAGCGCGCCCGTCGAGAACGCATCCCCGATCGCGCAGCACGACCGGGGCGCTAACTTCGCGAACGCGGAGGAGGCGAAGGCCGCGATGGCGAGCATGATCGGCTGCGCGATCGAAGACATGAGCGCGGAGGCGCAACGCCTCGTCAAGGTCGCCGTCGAGCACTCGCTTGATCGGCGCTGGGTGCTGCGGTTCGCCGCGGACCTGAGCGGGATGCGTGAAGAGGAAGAGGAGCGGTTCAAGGTGGTGAGAGCATGAAGCTGCCCCACATGCGCACCAAGACCCTCACCGTGCTCGCCGTTGAGCAGCAGATGTATTTCTTCGTCTGGAACGCCAGGCATACGTTCATGGTCCGGTGGCCGGTCGGCGGCTTCACCGCGATCACGCCCAAGAACAGCGCGAACTGAAACCAGGAGGAACAATGGACGAGCAGCGACTGATCTTTGTGGACTGCGATGGCGTGCTGGCGGACTTCGTCGGCGGCGTGCGCCGAGTATGGCATCGGAGCGACCTGGTCCCAGAGCAATACGACCTGGCCGAGCAGCTCGGCCTGACCCTCGAGGAGTTCTGGGGCACGATCGACAGGCTCGGGCCGGCCTTCTGGTCGCAGCTCGAGGCCTACCCATGGGCGGTCTCGCTCTGGGGCGCGGCACAGAACGCCGGCGAGGCCTACATCCTCACGCAGCCGTCGCTGTCCCCCGCGTGCGCCGCTGGCAAGACCGAGTGGATCGCCCGCGAGCTGGGCACGCGGAAGTATCTGCTCGCCCCACACAAAGCCGCGTGCGCCCGGCCTGGCGCACTGCTCATCGACGACAACGAGGCCAACTGCCGCGAGTGGGAAGCCCGCGGCGGCACGGCCTGGCTTTTCCCCCAGCCCTGGAACGGCTCGGCCCTGCAGGCCTGGGACGTGATCAACGGACTCGTCAAGCTCTCGCTCAAGGGCGAGCTGGAACCTTTGGTGGCATAAGGAGCAACAGATGGGCCGTGTAATCATGACGGATGCCCTACAACCCCACAAGCCCGTCCGCTCACCCATCCCCTGGTTCGGCGGCAAGTGCCGCCAGGCCAAGCGGATCATCACCCACTTCCCGCGCCATCACACCTACGTCGAGCCCTACGGCGGCGCGGCCAGCGTGCTGCTCCGCAAGCCGCCATCGCCCGTCGAGGTCTACAACGATCTCGACAGCGGGCTCGTGACGTTCTTCCGCGTGCTGCGCGACGAGACCATGCGCACCGAGCTGATCCAGCGGCTCGACCTCACGCCATACAGCCGCGAGGAGTTGTATACCTGCCGCGACGCTACCGGCGGCAGCCAGGTCGAGAGGGCGTGGAGATTTGTCGTGATCGCAGGTCAGAGCTTCTCGGCCGAGTCCGTGGGGCGCGGGGCCAGCTGGGGCTACGATCGCAAGGGATCGCATCGCGGCATGGCAGGCAACTGCTCCAAGTGGTTGTCGGCCATTGACCGTATCCCCGAGACCGCGACGCGCCTGCGCATGGTGCAGATCGAGCATCGGCCCGCGCTCGACGTGATCGGCCGCTTCGACACGGCCGACACACTGTTCTATCTCGACCCGCCCTATGTATCGGCCACGCGCCGCAACGGCGAGTATGCCCACGAGATGACCGAGGCCGATCACGCCGAGCTGGTCGACGCACTGCTCGGCATCGATGGCATGGCCGTGCTCAGCGGCTACCGCACGCCGGTCTACGAGCCGCTCGAGGCCGCCGGCTGGGAGCGGGTCGAGCATCGCGTCCACTGCCATGCCGCCGGCCGTACCCGCGGAACGGGCATGCTCGGCGCCGGCTCGGCCTCACACCACACGCGCACTGAGTGCCTTTGGATCAACCCCCTGGCCCAAGACCGCCGCGAGGGAGCGGCGCTCGGACAGCAGTCATTATTCCCCGCGGAGGCGCGAGCGTGAACCTTTTCTGCATTCTCCAACGCGACTCGCGCCTCTGCACAATTCAACAGGAGGAACCCTCATGGGCGAAGACGTGGTGATGAACGCGACAACCGCGGCGCTTGTGCGCGATGCGCTCAAACTCGGCAGCAGACGCGATGCTCGCCAGCGCGTGCGTGTGGCCTGCAGCCGAGCGCTCAAGGCCATGGACAACCACATGGCCATCCGCGACGAGCCGACCGACGACGTGAACGAGGACAGTAAACCCAAGCCCAAGGCCAAGAAGCCGCGGAAATAGAACTCCCTTCTATGACCTACTGGCTAATCATAATCAGACGCGGTCGTGTAGTGCGCATCTACGACAGCCTGTTGCCAAACATGATCCCTGACCGGGCACTCGACATGATGGTGGTGGGCGCCGTGGAGGAGATGGGGCTGTGCTCAAATTGCCCAGTGGCGAGACATTGCCATGTGCTACAGCCAGTCGCCAACACGAGGAAAGTATATCGCAAGTTGTGCCCAGTCTTGTTTCACGACGCCGTGCGCCCTCGCTCTTGGCGCGTGGAAGAGTTGGCTTGACCTTATCCCTTAGAGAGGAGCTGCGGTGATGAACAGCATCCTGGAAACGAGTGACCTGAAACGATTGAAGAAGGCGATCCGCGGAGCGGTCAGCGACCACGCGTGGCTCGCCATCATCGGAGACGCGGGCAGCGGCAAGACCACCGCTGTCAACACCGTGCTCGCCGACATGCCCACCGTGGCCGCGATCCAGCCGCCATGCCTGCGTGCCGAGAAGATCGACATCGGCTACGTGCTCTCGTGGTGCGTCTGGGGGCTGCAACAGCACGGCCAGGGCGAGGGAGAGAACCCGCGCCGGAGCCTCGCGGCCCGCGAGGTGCAGGCCTGCCGTTTCCTCGGCGAGGCCGCGCAGGGCCGTGAGGTGGTGATCGTGCTCGAAGAGTCGCAGCGCCTCCACTGGCGCACCATGACGAGCCTCAAGCGCATGCGCGAGATGAGCTTCGCCGGGCAGAGCCCGCTCTTCACGCTCATCCTCGTGGGCCAGCCTGAACTCCGCCAGCGGCTCGCGATCCGACGCGAGGTCAACTACCGCTGCCAGCGGCTCGACGTGCGCGGCCTCAGCCCGAGCGAGTTCGCGGTCTATGCCGACATGGAGGGCTGGGGCAAGCTCGCCACGCCCGACGCGCTCGACCGGCTCGAGCAACTCACGTGGGACGATCAGAACGGGCGATCCTACATCCACGTGCAGGCCAAGCTCGACGACGCATCCCACCTGGCCAACGTGCGCGGCCACAAGCGCATCGAGGTCGGCGACGTGGACGACGTGTTCACCTCGCTCGTGGCGCGACGGGTCAAGGTCGGCATGACCTATGGCCGGCTCGGCAAATTGATCGGCGAGCCGAAATCGAGCGTGCACGCCGCGCTGGAAGCTGGCGTCGGGCCTGTGTTCGAGAAGGCGCGTGAAGCCATCGAGAAGGCCGAGCGCAAGACAGCATAGGAGCGCGCATGAAACTCTTCACGACCAAGGATTGCGGCCGCTGCCAAGAGGTCAAGCGCCTGCTCGACGAGGCCGAGATCCAATATGCCGAGTTCGACATGATGCGCTCCGAGGGCATCTGCGCATACTGCATGATCGTCGAGGCCAAGCGCGAGCTGCCGTTGCTCGTCGACCCTGAGGGCTGCCAGTGGGCCGGGCGAGCGGCAGTCGTAAGGGCTGAGCGACTGCTCAATGCCCAGCGCTATATCGAGCGGTCAGAGGCCGCGCAGGAACAAGCTGATGCAAGCCTCATACAAGAGTGACAACCTACCCGACGCGGTGGCCGCGTATCTGCGCTGCCACTGCGCCGGCCGAGCCAACGCCCAGACCAAGAAGCGCATCGCGCAGGCGCTGGGCATCGACATGCGGGAGCTGCACGACGTGGTCGCCGCGCTCATCGAGCGCAAGCGCATGCCGATCTGCAGCGCATGCCGAGAGCCGATGGGCTACTACCTCGCGACCGCGGCGGGTGACCGCCGCGAGACCGTGCACGCACTACGCCGCCGTGCTATTGCTATCTGGCGGCGAGCCACCGCGTTGAAGTGCTCGCCGCTCTATCCTGGGGTCCCCAAACAGGGTCAACTGTTCTAAGGAGATCATCATGGTATCGACAATCAAGCCACGACCGGGCATAACGACTTGCCTCCGCTGCCACCGCGATTGGCGCTCACCGGACGTGCCGCGACTCCGGATCTGCCCACGCTGCACCAGGGTCAACGAACACGCCCAACGCACTGGCCGTCCGCATCCCGCCCGCGTGCGACTGTCGCGGCCAGCGACCCGAGGAGACGCATCAGAATGATCGCTGCCCCATCCACTCGGCAACAGCCCCAGAACCTCGACGCCGAGATGGCTGTGCTCGGCGCCATGCTGCTCGACGCCGAGGCCGCGGACGAGGCCATCGAGGCGCTGACCGCTGAGCACCTCTACAGCCGCGCCAACCAGATCGTGTTCACGGCCATCGCCGAGATGCGCGACCAACAGCAGGCCATCGACGCGGTCATCCTCCGCGAGCGTCTCCAGTCCGCTGGCACGCTCGACAAGGCCGGCGGTGCGGGCTACATCATGGCGCTGTTCGACGCGGTGCCCACCTCGGCCAACGTGGGCTACTACATCGACATCGTGCGCAAGGCCTGGCTCCGCCGTCGCATCATCAGCGTGGGCCGCAACATGGTCAGTGATGCCTACGACGGCGACGACATCGATGACATGCTCGACAAGGCCGAGCAGGACGTGCTCGCGATCAACGATGGCCGCGGGGGCGAGTTGTCCATGAGCGACATCCTCGCTGGCCTCTTCGACACGATCGATGCCGGCGGCGTCGGCGCGGACGCCGTGCCCACCGGGTTCTACGATCTCGACGACCTCGTCGGCGGGATGCGCAAGAGCGAGTTCATCGTCGCCGCGGCGCGGCCCAGCATCGGCAAGACGAGTTGGTGCCTCAACGTGGCGCTGCACGTCGCGATCGAGCACAGCACACCCGTGGCGGTCTTCTCCCTGGAGATGGGCGCCGAGCGCGTCGCACAGAACATGCTCGCCATGCACGCACGGGTCGACGGCGCCCGGCTGGGCAAGGGCCTGATCTCCGATACCGAGTGGGCGGCCGTGACATTGTCAACTGGCGAACTCACCGCAGCGCCCGTGTTCGTCGACGACACGACCCCGCTCTCGATCCGAGAGTTGCGTGCACGCGCTCGCCGGCTGCATCAGCGGCATAACATCGGCCTCGTGATCGTGGACTACCTCCAGCTCCTCGACGCACCCGACCGCCGCCGCGATGGCCGCGTGGGCGAGTTGGGTGCGGTAAGCCGCGGGCTCAAGGCCTTGGCCAAGGAATTGCGGATCCCCGTGCTCGCGGCCGCGCAACTCAACCGCGGCGCGGAGGGCGACGGCGACAAGCCCCGCAAGCCCCGCATGTCGAACCTGCGCGAGTCGGGCTCGATCGAGCAGGATGCGGACGTTGTCCTGCTCCTGCATCGGGACGACTACTACGACCCCGACGAGCGCCCCGGCATCGCAGACGTGATCGTGGCCAAGGATCGCAACGGCCCGACCGGCCAGATCGAGCTGGTCTTCCGTCGCGAGATCATGCGGTTCGAGAGTCTATCACGACAAACCGTATCGTGATGAAGCTAACCCAACAACCGCTCTGGTTCGAGTCCACAGAGGCCAAGGTCACCGAGGCCGTCGAGTTCATGCGCGATCACGAACCACCCGAAGGCTACGGCCTGGGCTTCTCCGGCGGCAAGGACAGCATCGTGCTCCACTGGCTGGCAGAGCGAGCGGGCGTCACGTTCCGGGCGCACTACGCGGACACCACCGTTGACCCGCCAGAGCTGCGGCGGTTCATCCGCAAGCACTACCCGCACGCCCGGTGGGTGCGCAGGCGTAAGGAGCATATGTGGCAGAGGATGATTGCTAAGCGCATGGTGCCAACACGAGTGAGGCGATGGTGCTGTCATGAATACAAGGAGGTGGGTTCCTCCATCACACGAGAGCGGCATGTCCTCCTCGGCATTCGCGCCGAAGAGAGCGCGCGACGCAAAGCCTATCCGCGCCACCACATGCACACGGGCGGTTTTCACACTCACCTCTATTACCCCGCGCTCTGGTTCAACCTGGCCGACGTGTGGGAGATTATCGAGGGCGAGGGCCTGCCATACCCCGCCCTCTACGACGAGGGCTTCGATCGGCTGGGCTGTGTCGTCTGCCCCTTCCGCAGCGGCAACGCACACACCCCCTGGGAGGAGCGGTGGCCGCGGCACTATCGCCAGTTCAAACGATGCCTCTGCAGGCTCGTTGACAACAGCAAGCGGTATTGGTTCCTACGCAACGTCCACGATGGCTACCAACTGTATGACCTATGGCGGTGCGGAAACGGCGCGCTACGCGGCAGGGAGGTGCACGAATAGCGAACAGAGAAACAGTGACAGCGCCGGCAACGTCGCCGGCTCACCCTAACCCGATTGGAGGTCAGAATGGCGAAGGCGAAAACGAAGGAGTCAGTGTATCGGAGCACAGCGGACATCGACGCTGCGCTGGGCGAGATGATCGCCCTCGAGCTGGAGGCGCAACACAAGACCGTGCGCATCCGTCAGAAAATGGCCGCGCTGCAACAGGAGATGGTCGCCGAGGCGGGCGAGATCCCCGGCAAGACCAAGGCGATCGAGGATCAGATCAAGCTCTTCTGCCAGGCACATCCCGAGGTGTTCGGCGACAAGCAGACGCTCGATCTCAATAACGGCTCGGTGTCCTTCCGCGAGGGCAACCCCTCCGTGAAGATCGCCGGCAAACACGACGAGGACGGCGCGCTGGAGAAGTGCCGCGAACTGAACTATCCGCAGTTCGTGGCCACGTCGCCGCGGCTCGACAAGGAGGCCATCTTGCGCGCTGTGCGCGAGGAACAGATCACCGCCGAAGAGCTGGCCAATCTCTGGATGCGCGTCGAACAGCGCACCACGTGGACGGTCAAGCCCAACGTGCCAGAGGAGATCAAGGGCATTCTCGACGAGACGGAGACGGCGATCAAGGCCGGCAAGAAGAAGAAGGCAGCGGCATAGGCAGTCGATGGGCAGGCGGCACATCGCCGCCTGCCCGCTCTGACAAGGAGGAGAACATGCAAAACCCACCCATAGCATATCTGATTGGTGGCCCCCACGATCTGATGAAACTCGCAGTAGAGCCCGTCGATAACACGAAACCGCCCAACACTCTGTACCTCACGTTCCCGGCAGACCCCCATGCCCCGTGGGACGGACTGCGGCGTGCCCGCTACGAGCGGTGGCAGCAGATGCGGTTCGGTTACATATATCTCTATGCTGGCGATGAAGAGGCCTGAGATGGCAACGGCAACCAAACGAAAAGCACAAACGAGGATGAACGCGCGGCGTGCGTTCCTTGGGCTGTGCAATCAGCACGGCATCTCAGACGATGACAGGCACTCGATCATCAGTTCGATCACGGGCGGACGGACCGAGAGCGTGGCCAACCCCAAGCGCGGCAAAGCCACGGCAACGACAGTCGAGATCATCGACGCCATCCAATGGGTCGAAGGTCAGTATGGCAGAAGTGAGCACTCGCCCAAGGCCAGGCCCGAGCGGCACATGCCAGCGGATGCTGACTGGGTGGAGATCCCCCATTGCCCCGTGCGGCCGGGCATGGCCACCGCGGCTACCGTCAAGAAGATCCTCGCCATGGCCCGCGCCGCGTTGGGCCTGCACTGGCAGGAGCGGCTCGCTGGCCTCGCGCTCGGCGACCACAAGCGCAACCCGATCCCCCCGTTCCACCGCGCCCGCGCGGCCGCGGTGGCTGGAGGCATCGGCGAGCAGCTCGCGGAGTTGCCCGAGCGCGAGGCGGCGAAGGTGATCCAATTACTCAGCAGGAGGAAGTGGTGACATGATAGCGACCGAGTCGGGCACGCGATGGATCTATCCCCGGACAGCCGCGGACCGACTCGGCGTTGACGTGCGAACGATCTACCGCTGGATACGGGATGGCTGGCTCGACTCTCGTAACGTCGGCGTGCGCAAGACGCGCGTGTCGGCCGCGAGCGTCGAGCGCCTCATCGAACGACAATCACTCGAACGGCAAGGAGAATGGTAGTGGACGAGAATCAAACAACGATGGCAGATGCAGAGAGCTTGGACAAGCAGCCTGAGGCAACGCCTCCCGGGGGGTGCCCCGAGCCGATGGAGGCTCAGTTCGAGCACGTGAACCACTGGGAGAACGTCACAGTATGCGGCATCACTCGCACGGACGTGATCTGGGCGGCGCTGGCCTGTGCCGTCGCGTGCCTCCTTGGCTGGCGATGGGAATGGGCGGTGGTCGCGTTCGCCGCGGCCGCGGGCATCCGGGGCTTGGCCGCACACACAGACTAAGCGACACAAGCGACAGCGGCCCTATGAAGTGACGGAGATGGCGCGTACAATGTAGAGCAGACGAACACAGACCATCACCGCGGCGAGCCCTCGCGAGAGCCGGTAAGGCTTTTGCGGGGGCTTCCGTTTTATGGGGACTCGATGCGAAACCTCGCCCTCGTCATTCTGGTCGCTCTCGCTGGCTGTCGCGCACCCGCTGACCAGTCCGCAACTCAGCAGGCACGCAACGTCCAGCGCCAGACCGCGGAGGCTGGACACACGGCTCGCCAGGACGAGACGAGCATCACCGACCAGCGGCAGCAGCAGACGAGCGGCAGCGCGCCCGTCGCCACCACAGCCCGCGACGTCGGCGCCATGTCAGTGACCGCGAACGCTGAGTTCCACGACCTCGGCAAACACCAGCTCGAGCTGGAGAAGCAGCGCCAGCGATCGGCGGCGCGATACCAGGCCATGATGGTCGGCGTGCTGCTCGGCGTGACGCTTATCGCGTTCACCACGAGCCCGCTGTTCCGCGGCGGCACGGCCAAGACCACCGCCCGGCTGTTTGCGTTGGGCCTGATCGGCGTGTCGTGCCTCATCCCCCTGTTGATCCCGTAGAGGCGAGCATGGCCACGAACACCGAGCGGATCGCACAGATGGAGCAGGCCCGCAAGGGCGACGTCGAGAAGCTCGACGCAATCAAGTTGGTAGTCGATAGCAACGCCACGGCGCTCGGTGAGTTGCAGGTGAGCCATGCCGAGCACCTCCAGGCGCACAAGACCACGCGCCGCATCGCCACGGGCATCCTCGCCGCGGCGATGTTCTTGCTCGCGTTATTCGGACTGACGAAATGAACCAAGGCCAACTCATAGAGCGAATCGCTACCCGATGCAAAATCAGTCGGGAGTTCGCGACGGACACGATCCACGTCGTGCTCGACGAGATCGCGCTTGCGCTCTGCCGAGATGAGGAGGTCGTGCTCGTGAGGTTCGGCCGGTTCCGCAACCGGCGCTTCACCGAGCGCACGACCCGCAACCCACAGACGGGCCAGCCCGTGCACCTGCCCGCCCGGTTAAATCCAGAGTTCCGATCGGCCCCCGATCTCAAGCGCCGCGTGAACGAGGCGCAGGGGATCACGGGGATCGACCATAAGTGGAGTCGCGGCTGATGGCCCTGCACTCGACGAGCCAGCGCAAGCGCAATCGACGCATCAGCGAGAAGTATCGCGTATATCTCGCTGATCTGGCGCGGATCTACGTCGAGGCATCGGAGGCGCCGGGCAAGGCCGCGACGCTCACACACGAGCAACTCGGCCTCGCCCCGGTCAACGCCAAGAGCTTCCGCCGATGGATTGAGGATCCCGAGTTCGCCGCGTTCGTCAAGACCGAGCGAGAGCGCCAGGCGAACGAGGCTCGCACGGAGCCCGCTGTCCGCGGCCCGCAGAATATCGCATGGCTCTGCAAGGTCGGCATCAAACTTCGTGAGATGTATGACCACCCCGACGACGAGAAGGACCGCGTGGCGATCCTCAAGGCGATCCACGGCAACAACGCCGAGATACGAGCCGAGGAGCGGCACTACGAAGAGCTGAAGACCGCGGCCGCTCGGCGGGATTTCGCGACTTTCCTGCGCAACCTCGTCAAGTGGGTCAAGCTCAACTACTCGACGACCTACAAGATCGTGTTCCCGATCCTGCGCGACGCCCTGAAACGGCTCGACCAGATCATGGCGGGCATTGAGACGGTGGACGAATGATCGCGACCGACATCGGACAAGCCCAATTCGCTGGCCTCGCGGCCCTGGACGCGGCCGAGCGCGAACTCGACGCGCGGCACGCCACCGTCGTGGCCCGGCACTCCGGCGACCGCTGGGCTGATGCGATGGCGCTGCGAGACGACTTCGCGCATAACCACCACCGCACGACCAAAGGCGACCCGCTCGACCTCACGCCGCGCTGGCTCATGAAGATCTACGCGGAGACAGCGCTGAACATGGTCGTCAAGAAGAGCGTGCAGTGCGGTGTCAGTGAGTGGCTCGTATGCCTCGAGCTGGCACTCGCCGCGGTTGGGTTCACAACTTTCCATGTGCTCCCGACCTATGACGTCCGAAACCGCTTCGTGCAGCAGCGCGTTAACCGCGAGATCCTTATGGTGCCTCGGTATCAGGAGCTATCGCTCACCTCCATCGGCGAGGTGGACAACCTGCGCGTCAAGAACTTTGGCGACGGCGTGCTCTACTTCGCCGGCTCGAACACGCCGAACGAGTTCATCGAGATCCCCGCCGACGTGAAACTCGTGGACGAGATCGACAGATGCGATCAGCGGAACCTCGCGATGGCCGACGACCGCATCAGCGGTCCGGGCATGAAAGCGTCGGTCATCATCGGCAACCCGACCCACGCGGACTATGGCATCTCCGCGGCCTACGAGGCCAGCGACCAGCGGCAGTGGCACATCAAGTGCCGTTCGTGCGGCGACTGGCAGCCGCTCGACTTCTTCGTCAACGTCGTGCATGTGGACCGCGACGCGGAGGGCAACGCCCGCGACTACACGCTGCTCGACCAGAAATGGAATGAGGACAACGACGAGGACATCAAATGCTACTGCCGCAAGTGCCACGCGCCGCTCGACCGCCACGAGAACGACCCGAAGCACTGCCGCTGGATCGCGACGTATCCGAAGCGCAAGGTGGTCGGCTACCACATCAGCAAGCTCTTCACGCGGCAGACCACGCTCGCCGCGCTGTGGCTCAGGTTCCGCAAAGCGCTCGACGACGCGTGGGAGTTCCAGATCTTCATGAACTCCGACCTCGGGATCGAATACTCGCCCCCGGGTTCGGCGCTCACTGACGATCTGCTCAACGCCTGCTGCCGCGACTACATGATGCCCGGCAGCATCGGCGATCGGTCGTGCTCGATGGGCGTGGACGTTGGCGCCACGATGGACGTGCGCATCAGCGACCGCCCGGAGTCGGGCGTGCGCCGCGCCGCGTTCATCGGACGCGTCAAGAGCTTCGACGACCTGACCGCCCTGTCCAAGCGCTACCACGTGCGCCGGTGCGTGATCGACGCGGAGCCCGAGGTGCGCAAGACCATCGAGTGGGCGGACTCGTTCGGCACGGGCCGCAAGCGCCGCGTGTGGCGCGCAGATCTATTCTCACAGCAGACGGCCCGCGACCTGCCGAACGCGAAGCAAGACGACTCCGACGATGGCTTGCTGCGTCTTGACCGCACGCAGCTCCTCGACATGGCCACCGCGGACATCATGCGGCAACGCAACTGGCTCCCACGCAACGCGGCCAGCCTGATGCGCGGCGACTTCTATAAACAGATGAAAGAGCCTAAGCGCGTCATGGTCACCGCGCCGGATGGCACGCAGCGATGGACGTGGACCAAGGGCGTGGATCACCAGCGGTTCGCCGACGCGTTCGACTGCTATGCGTCGAGCGGCCTTGGCATCACCATGGCCTCGGCCGAGTCGTGGGCAGAGGTCACTGGCGTGTCTGTTGACTCGCCCTACGAGGGATATTGATGCGCAAGCACGGAGACATCTGGGTGCCTGAGACATACGCCGAGACCGCGCCAAAGCCGCGCACCGGCGAGGTGGCCACTGTCCGCAGCGACCCCGACTGGGATCAAGAGTGGATGGGCGAGGCGCGCACCAACCCCGACGAGATTCTGCGCAAGCGGGCCACCGAGTCCGGCGGCGACGCGATCAAACTCTACGACGAGATGGATCGCAAGGACCCCCAGCTCAGCTCGTTCGTGCAGACGCGCATCAACGGCGTGCTCAGCAAGGATCGACGCATCGTGCCCGGCGAGGACAGCGACGCTGCGCGGGCCATCGCCGAGGGTGCGCAGGCCATGTTCGACCGCATCCCGGACTTCGAGCAGGACCTGCGCGAGATGATGCGGGCCATCAGTCACGGCTTCTCCGTCGCCGAGGTCATGTGGCAGCGCAACGGCAACGCGCTCGACATCGCCGACCTCGTGTCGCGGCCTCAGCGCCGGTTCGATTTCGACATGGACTGGCGCCTGCGGATGCTCACCAAAGACAACCAGGTCGACGGCGAGCCGGTCGAGAAGCGCTACCCGCGCAAGTTCCTCGTCCACACCCACAACCGCGCCGGCATGAACCGCTACGGTCGCGGCGAATACCAATTCGCCTACTGGCCCTACTTTTTTAAGAAGAACTGCCTCAAGTTTTGGGCGATCTTCATCGAGAAACGCGCCCTCCCGATCATCGTCGGTCGCTACGACCGTGAGAATAGCGGCAAAGACCAACGAAGCGACATCAAGAAGGCGATCAGAGAGGTCGTGCATGACACGGGCATCATAATCCCCGACGACATCGAACTGGAGTTCGTCGAGGTCACGTCGAGCGTCCCCGTGCGCACGATGAAGGACTTCGTCGAACTCATGGCCGACTGGCAGGCACAGCGCATCCTCGGCCAGACGCTGACCACTGGCAAGGGCGCGGCTGGCCTCGGCCAGGGCGGCGTCGCCGCGCAGCACGGCGCGGTCCGCCAGGAATACATCGAGGCCGACTCGAAAGAGCTGCTGCCCGTGCTCGACCAGGCCGTGCGGTGGTATGTCGATGTGAACCACGGGCCGCAGGAGGCCTACCCTCACTGGCAGATCGACTACGAGCCAGCCAAAGACCTCAAGACCGCGGTCGAGGTGGACAAGGTTTTGATCGTAGACATGGGCCTGCCCGTTGTGGCCGAGGACATCTATGAAAAGTATGGGTGGCGGAAGCCCGAGGACGAGGACGAGCTGCTGACTCCCGCCGCGCCCAAGCCCAAAGCCGAGCCGTTCGGCGAGCTGTCGCCGCGGCAACAGCTCGCGCTCGGTCGCATCGATCGAGACACTCAGCAGATCACCGGCGACGGTGTCGCCGATGGCAAGACCTTCTTCGACCAGTGGCGGCAAGCGCTGATCGAAGACCTAAAAAAAAAAGCGCCGACGAGCTGACTGGCCTCCGCCTGCCGACGCTTCGCTCTTTGAAACTTGACGTTCCGTTCGCCGACCTGGTGCGCGATGTCAATGTGCTCGCGGGCCTCACCGCTCACTATCACGTGTGCGAGGAGGTGCGCGAGGCCACGGGCATCGACGTTCGCGCCGAGCGCTTCGCTGCCGACTACACCGACGCGATCGACTGGACGCTCAGCAAGACGGCCATGACCCGCGACGCGTTCGACGCGCTGACCCTGGTCGAGCAGGCCAACGCGTTCACCGTGGCGCGGATCACCGACGAGGTCGTGATCGGCCGCATCCAGAAGGCGGTCGGCAAGGCCGTGGCCGAAGGCCTCGACATGGAGACCTTCCGCCAGCGCGTCGATGGCATCGTGTCGAGCGCCGGGCTCGACACGCTCAACCCGTGGCACCTCGAGACGATCTTCCGCACGAACGTGCAGGACGCCTACGGCGCCGGCCGCTGGGAGGCCTTCAACGCGCCGGGCGTCGACGAGCATATCCTCGGCTACGAGTATGTGACCGCGGGCGACGACCGAGTCCGCGAGACGCATCAACAGATGGACGGCAACGTCTATACCAAGAACGATCCGGTGTGGAGTATCTGGTGGCCCCCGAACGGCTTCATGTGCCGCTGCCAGGTGCTCCCCGTGTTCGCCGGCGAGCGCATGACACTGAGCGAGCCGCCGATGTATAAGCCCGACCTCGGGTTCGAGCGCAACCCAGCATGGAAGACAGCCGCATGAGCCTGGCAACCGTAAAAGCACGAATCCTCGATGATGGCACTCGCAAGCGCCTCAACGCCGCGGCCGACGCGTGCGCGGGCAAGAGCGCCCGGCTGGAAGAGGGCTTCCGCCTCGCCGGCGTGCGCTTCCTCCGCGACACGCAGCGCGAGTTCAAGAAGTTGTCGCGGCGCGAGCGCCGCGGCTGGAAGAAGCTCAGCCCGGTCACCGTGCTCCAGCGCCGACGCGGACGCGGCAAGAAGATCGAGGATTGGGACGACATCGAGCGACGCCGGTCGGAGATAGCGATCCTCAACGATTCTGGCCGCCTCGCCGCGAGCCTGTCGCCTGGCGCCACGGGCAATGTGCTCAAGGTCAAGCGGCTGTCGGTCGAGTGTGGCACGAACGTGAGTTACGCGGACACGCATCAGCGTGGCAAGCGTTCCACGTTCGAGTTCGACGAGGGACAGTTCGAGAAGAACGTCAAGAAGATTTTACCGGGCAAGAAGCCCAAGAAGACCGCGAGCGGCAAGAAGTCGCGAGCTAAACGGAACTGGAACACGATGTATTTCGTCGCCCGCAACTGGCTCCGCCGGCTCGACGGCAAGCGCTTCAAGGTTCCCAAGCGCGTCATTATCCGCAAGCCGACGCGTGCTCAGGTCGCCCAATACGTGGCGCCCATCACACGGGCCATCAACGCCGTGCTGCGTGGAAGGGCGCAATGAGGAGTCCGCGTGCGCCCTGGACGATCATGGACGGCTTGCTGGCGAAAACAGAGAGAGGTTAGACCCATGCCGAACACGAAACAACATAGCGCAGTAATCCGAGACGCGAAAGCGTTCGATGCCGACAGCCTCCGGGCCAAGCCGCTGGATGCCGGCGTATCGCTCGTCGTGGGCAAACTGCGCGGCGGCGACGGCATGGAGAAGGTCCAGGGCTACCAGTTCGCCGAGGGGCAGTTCAGCGCGACGCAGGCGCGTGGCTGGCTCAAGGATCGCGGGGTAGCGAGCTACATGTTCGCCCCCGCCGATGCCGCCGCGGAGACGTTCGCGGAGATCCGCGACATGGAGATCTTCGAGGCAGGCACTTACCGCGGGAAGGTCTATACCAACAAAGACCTCGACAAGATCATCGACAATTTCCGCCAGAGCCCCGTCGAACCCCCGTTGGTCGTCGGGCACGGCGAAGATCAAGAGTTCCTCAAGCGTGAGGGCCTGCCCGCGGCGGGATGGCTGACCGCGCTCAAGCGGGTAGGCAGCAAGTTGGTGGCCTCGTTCGGAGACGTGCCTCGGGTGATTGCCGAGGCCATCGAGCGCAAGGCCTACAAGCAACGGTCGGCCGAAATCTATCACGACTTCCAGGGGCGCGGCATGACGTTGCGGCGCGTGGCGCTGCTCGGCGCCGACGTCCCCGAAGTCAAGACCTTGTCCGACGCGGTTGCGCTCTACGGAGACGACGACCCCGACTACGAGACTCACGAGTTCGCAGCGGCAGATGGCGACGCCATAGTCACCCTGCCGCGCTCAGCACAACCCACGGGAGATAAACCCATGCCCGAAGCAACCAACGAACAGCCTCGGACGTTCACCGAGGACCAGATGCAGACGCTCATCAACGCGTCCGTCCAGAAAGCCGTCACAGAGCAGACCACCAAGCTCTCCGAGCAGGTCACCAAGCTCACCACCGAGCGCGACGACCTCAAGAAGAAATCCGAGCAGCACTCCGAGGCCGAGGCCAAGCACGCGGCCGAGTTGCACAAGATCGAGCTGGAGCGCTTCATCGAGAAGCTCAAGACCGCCGGCACGCTCCCGCCCGCGTTCGAGAAAATGGGCCTGATCAAGTTCATGGCCAGCCTCGATCACGGCGAAGGCGACGACGTTGCGGTCGTCGAGTTCGGCGAGAAGGAAGAGAAGGTCGCCCAGCTCGCCTGGTTCGAGAAGTTCCTCGAGCAACTGCCCAAGGTCGTCACGTTCGAGGAGGTCGCGCCCGACGCGTCCTCGCCCGACGATGACGATGCGGGCAAGGGCGACCTGCCGAAGACGATGGACGACAAGCCCGTCGACCCCGAGTCGGCCAAGCTCGTGGCCAAGGCCGAGGCGTATGCCGAGAAACACGAGTGCGACTTCGAGACCGCGCTCATCGCGGTGAGCTGACCCGACCGATCTAACCCGCCACGAACGTGGCAGCCCATAGCATCAGAGGAGTAATACCTCATGTCTGCAAAAGTCCGAAACAAGCCTTCCGAGATCGTGGGTGGCGTGGCCACTGGCACGTTCACGAAGCACTACGCGGCCGTGCGCGACGCAACCGATCCCGAGAAGTTCGCGCAGGCGGACGCCATCAACGATGGCGAGATCGCCGGCCTCTTCATGAACTCCGGCGTGGCCGGCGACATCGCCCAGGTCTGCTCGGGCGGCTACTTCCCCGGCAAGGCCGGCGACACCTCCGCTGTGAGCGGCCGCATTGCGGTCGCCAACGCGGCCGGCAAGATCATCGGCTACGCGGCCGGCTCGACCGGCGTGAACGCGGTTGGCGAGATCTGGAGCGACGCGGCCGCGGCCGACGAACTCGTCACGATTCGCGTTGCCCCCACGATCCGCTGATCCCAATGGAGCACAGTCGCCCCCGACTGTGTTCCTTTCCCCCAGCCGAGGGCGGCTGGGCTCCATGTGCCGCGGTGATGGACCGTGATCTAACTTCTGGCCCTCACGGGTCGCCCTTGGCCGAACGATAGGAGCTAATCATGCCCACGGCTAAGGATGTCCATGTCAACGCAGCGTTGTCCAATTTCGCTGTCAAGAAAGGCGTCGGCGGCGGTTTCGTCGCGGACGAGCTGTTCCCGGTCGTCCCTGTCAAGAAAAACTCGGACGAGTACTACGTGTATGCGCAGGACGAGATGGACGACGACGTCGAGACCGCCGTCTCCGAGCGCGAGCTGGCGAACGAAATCGACTGGTCGACCTCGACGGCGGAGTATCTCCTCGTCAAGCACAAGCTCCGGCACTTCGTGTCGGACGACGTGATGGCCAACGCGGACAAGCCGCTGCGTCCGAAGATGCGAGCGACCGAGCTGCTCGTCCGCCGGCTCAGGATGGGCGTCGAGAAGCGTGTCCGCGATCTCGTGGTGGACACCACCACGATCACCAACGCCACGCCCGCCGTCAAATGGGACGCTGGGGCCGCGGTCGTGATCGAGAAAAACATCGACGACGCCAAAGAGGCCTTCGCGGTCGCGGCGGGCGTCGAGCCCAACATCATCGTGATCCCGCCCGCGGTCGCGAAGGTGATGAAGCGCGACAGCACCGTCCGCGAGCTGATCAAGTATACGCAGAGCAACCTGCTCGTGAACGGTGACCTGCCCCCGACGGTGTTCAATCTCCGGGTCGTCATCCCCGGCGCGCTCGCCAACTCCGCCAACGCCGGCCTCACGCAGAACGTGGCGCGGCTGTGGTCGGATGACAAGGTCATCCTGGCCTACGTCGAGCCAAACCCAGGCACGGAGGCCATGACCGCTGGCGTGCAGGTCCGCAAGACCCACGGCCAGACCGCCAAGGGCGTGCAGATGACCATCCCGGTCAAAGAGTATCGCGTGCCCGGGCTCGACGGCGTGTTCGTCGAGGCAGGCTTCAAGGTCGACGAGGTCGTCGTGTGCAGCGATGCCCTCTACATCCTCAACGATGTGCTCACCTAAACGGTGCGGTGCGTGCCAGGGCTGGGTGGGTGCCCCTCCTTCCCACCCAGCCCGCTTATAGCAGGGTAGAGTAACGGTCACTCAGCGGCTTCATGAGCCGCCCAAGCGGGTTCGACTCCCGCCCCTGCCAAGTAGTCGGCAACCCCAACTGACCGGAAGTGCAGCATGGCGACGTACTGGAAAATTGAATGCGACCCGAGCGCGATCATCGGCGCTGCGCTGACTGACCAGGCAGTGGTCCTGCCCGCGGCTCCCGCTGGGCTCATTACAGATTGCGGCGGGACGCTTAAAGACAACGTGGCCATTTCTGATACCCCGGGCGGCAGCCCGTTCAAGTATGGCGTCGAGGATAACAGCATCATCCACGTCAACGCGGACATCGCTGACGCGTCACAGTACTTCTGGGCGCGGGCGGAAGCGAATGCCGAGGACAAATCCGGCGTGCCTAGCAGCGACACCGAGTGCTACTGGCCTCTCGGTGAGTCGAGTAGCCCCGCGGTCAACTGGGCGAACGCGGGCACGCTTGATGGCGTGGGTGTGGGTTCACCGACGTGGGGCGCGGCTGGCCAGATTGGTGACGCGGTGGCGTTCAATGGCAGCACGCAGTACTTGGTCCATGGAAACTACCAATTCCCCGCGGCTGTAACCATAGGCTTCTGGGCCAACTGGAACTTATCTACCGAGCAGATTGGATTTCCCATTGCAACTGGGGCTTCGAATGCAGCGAACACCTATGGGGTATTCATCTACAAGGTCGACGCAACACACGTTCGGATCGACCTCTACTTTTTCGCAAATAGCAGCCATTGGCGAGATTGGACGTGGCTCTATACTGATGCTGCGGTGCCGGACAATACTTGGTACAGAATTCTCATTTCGCAGGCCAGCGCGCTTGCTACTCCAGACCTCTATCTGAATGGAGTTCTCCAGGGAGCGCCATCTCTAGGGTCTGCTGGGACTCCGACCCGCAGCACCCAGGCGTTAGCAATTGGGCGACGCGGCGCATACGATCTCCAGAACTTTTCCGGCACTATTGACGCGGCGTTTATCTGCGCACGGGTGCTGTCGAGCGACGAGGCGACCTTCGACCACGCCTGCGGCACGGGCAGCATTTTCGGAGCGTGGCAAGAGGTGCCAGACACGGTCGTGATCCCGCCGCTGTTCAACCGACTCGCGATTGGAGCCTAACCCATGCCAACCAAAGGCCAGAGCTTCACCGCGCACGTGCTCATCTGGAATACAGCGGACAACGAGCCACGCGCCAACGACGCGGCCAATCTCACGCTCAAGCTGGTGCGTGACGGGCAGGCCGCGGTGGGCGCGGGCAACTCCCCCGCAGACGTGGACAACGGCATCGTCTCGCTCGTGGTGACCGCGGGCGAGGCCGGCAGTTACAACCTCATCACGGTCGAGGGGGTGAGCAGCACCGGCGACACGGTGGTCATCCCGATTAGCTACGCGATGGTGGACGCGCCCGCGCTCGCCGCGCATTGGACCGAGGCGCGGGCGGGCTACCAAGACAATCTCAACATCGGCGAGAACGTCGCGGGCACGTCGGAAGTGACCGCGATCCAGAACAACACCCGATGCGTGCGCGTGGTGCCAGCCATCCTCGAACGCCCCGACACTGGCAGCACCGTGTTCATGCTGCACCTCTACCTCTACGACACCGAGGGCAAGATGGAGGCCCCCGACGCCGCGCCGACCATCCACGCCTACGGCCCGGCGGACGCGAGCCGCGACAGCAACCTCGACTCCACGACCATGACGCTGGTCGGGACGGGTCACTACAAGAGCACCTATACCGCGGCGAGCGACCATGCCATCGAGCAGGTGCGCTTCGAGTTCAGCGTGGTCGAGGGCGGCGAGACGCTCAAGTTCGGCAACACCGCGCAGGTCGTCGATACGACCGCTGTGGACTTCACCGCGGCGGACCGCACGAAGCTCGAAGCGATCAACGGTAAGCTCCCCTCGGGCACCATCAGCGACTTCGACGAGACGACCGACAGCGTGACGATCACCACTGCCGCACAGACGAGCCTCGTCGCTGCCATCTGGGCATACACCGGCGCGCCGGCAGTGACGCTGCTCAGCAACCTCGCCACCTACTTCTGGGAGACGTTCACCAACCGCACGCTCACCCGCGCCGCGGCCGCGGACGAGATCGCCGCCGCCGGCACGACAGTCACCCATGCGGTCGCAAACAGCCCATACTCGCAGACCGCCAAGCTCATCACCGTCGACCAACACTCGGCGTCGACCGTGACGTTCACGATCTACCTCGATGGCTCGGTGCGCGACGTGTCGAGCTACACGTTCGCACTCACCGCCTACGGCGACAAGAACACGCTGCTCTTCTCTAAGAGCCACAGCGACTTCGTCGTTACAGGCGCGGCGAGCGGTGTGATCCGCGTGCCGTGGTCTGCCGCCGACCTCGCCACCGCCTGCCGTGCGGGACGCGTCGAGCTGAAGATGAGCAAGACCGGCGAGAGCGAGCGCCCGCTCAAGCGCCGCCTCACGATCAAATCCTCTGACCAGAGCTAACACCATGGCCATCATCGACAGAGACATCCTCTATCAGGTCGCCGCGGCCAAGCGCGTCCGCCTCCACGTCGACGACGACAACGATGGCATCGTGTCCGACGAGGAGGAGGAGAACATCACGCAAGCGATGAGCGCGGCAGAGTCCGACGTGATGGGCAAGATCGGCGGCGAGTTCGCTCAGGCCACGATCGAGGCCAACGACTTCGTCACCGAGATCACCGCGCTCCGTGCGATTTTCTATCTCAACCAGCGCCGGCCTCCGTTGCAGAAGGGCGTCTTCGAGCTGTTCGAGTGGACCGGCCGCATGCTCGACGAGCTGCGCACGGGCAAGCGCGACCTCTGGGACGGCTCGGCCGTGGCGCCGAGGATCGAGGCGTTCGTTCAAAGCACAACCGCCGACCAGCAACCGATCTTCAGCCAGACCGAATACGACACAGACGGCGAAGAGATGGAGCCTGACGTTAAAGGCACACTGGACGAATACTGATGAAGAGCAAATTCGAGATAGCGTTCGACGCGATCACGGCCGCGTTCCAAGCGGACGAGAACCTCGCGGCCGCCATCGACGAGATGCAGGGCCGCTGGATCTTCTACGAGAACGTCGACGATGACTACCCGATGGGCTCGGACGATGCCCAGGGCATCAACGCCGCGGACCTGCCGTGCGTCATCCTGCGCATGACCGACTGCGACTGGGACTGGCCGTTCAACGTGCCCATGGTCTTCCCGCTCACCACGCTCGTGGACATCCGCGTCGGCGAGCAGGATCAGCGCAAGGCCGTGCGGCTCTTCGCCCACGTGCTCCAGGTGATCTGCGACCAGGCCGACACGAACTGGTCGCTCAACGGCGACGACGACAACCCCGCCTGCGACAAGACCGAAGTCAAGGGCATGTCGATGAAAAACTTGGCGAACGAAGAAGAGGCCGGCGGCACGTGCTGGCAGATCACCTTCAACCTCACCCTGCATCTGCGTATCAATCCCAATTCGACAGGCCTCTTCGAGGCCACCTCTTAACGAGGAGGAGCGACCATGTCTCAGGCTTACGTCAGAATTTGCAAGGAAGACTCTTGGGGCGACGGCGTGCCGGGGGCGCCGACCTGGAAGTACTTCCCGATCGAGTCGGACGCGTACAACCTCCGGCTCAAAGTCCCCACATGGAAGCCGGAACTCAACGTCGGCTACACCGGCCGCAAGTTCCAGATCCCCAACAAGCACGACCTCAGCGGCGGTCGGCTGCAACTGCGCCCACAGCCGGCGAACATCGAGTTCCTCCTGTGGATGGGCTGGCAGCGCGATGCCAACGACGAACTGAATAGCTATGTGATCGAGTATGAGGATAGCCAGCGCGTTCTCCGGCACAGTGGCGTGCGCGTGGCGACCATGACGTTCTCGTCCGAGCCCGAGACCGGCCCGCAGTTCGAGTTCGACATCACCGCCAAGGCCCAGGCCACGGGCACGACGTTCAAGTCCACGGCCAAGGCCGGCATCAGCGGCGTGACGTTCTTCAAGCACCAAGATTGTGCGTTCACGCTCCAAGCCGCGGGCGGCTCGGCAACGTCGATCACCACGTTGACCAACTTCAGCCTGTCGCTCGACAACAATCTCAACGCCGGCCCGCACCTCGGGTCGTCGCATTACATCGCGTGGCTCAAGGCCGGGCTGCGCTCCGTCTCGTTCGACGCGACCTTCCTCCACGAGGCCACCACGTGGATCGATGCGATGGAGGCCGAGACGAAGATCCTCGCGTCGTTCATCGGGCAACACCCCGCGGGCGGCACGGACGCGCGGTTCACCATCCACTGCGCGGATGGCAACCTCGAATCGGCGGAGACGCCGGACAACGTGAACGAGCCGACCCAAGCGAGCTACCACTTCGAGGGCGAACTGGACTCCGCCAACAACGACATCCTGGTCACCGTCGGCGACGTCTGATCGCACGTTGCTCTGGGGCGAGCCGCGCACGCGGTTCGCCCCAACCCTCGCATCGCAGCGGCCGTGTGCGCTGTGAACGGTCTTGGACGGCTTGCCGCTATAACGACACCGAAGGAGGAGACATGAAGTTTGCGGATCTACTCAAGCGGAAGCGGCCATCTATTCTGATCGAGCGCCACCTCGGTGGGCTCGGCGATGTCGTGTGCATGCGCGAGGCCGTGGCGTCGCTCAAGGAGGCTCACGCCGATCACGACCTGATCATGCACGTGCAGCGGTGGTATTTCGATTTGTTCACCGATCTCGCGGACGCGCTGGTGCCATACGAGGACGCGGGCCTGCCGATCATGTGGCCGATGTCGATGGCGCTCGGCGCGGGGCATCCCCCGATCATCGCGCACCAGTGCTTCTGCCCGTGCGGCGTCCACGAGAACGAGACCGACTTCCGGCCGACGCGCAATCGGATCGAAAACTTCGCGGACCAGCTCGGAGTCGAGCCGCGCAAGCCCGACCTCTGGCCGCTGCTCAAGGACTGGGGCAAGCGCCTGGCCAAGGGCCGCCGCAAGCGCGCAGTGATCGGCTTGCAGATCAAGTCGATGAACCCGAGCAAGGACTGGCCACTGAGGCGCTGGCAGTCGCTGGCCAAGCTCTTCGGCGAGATCGCCAATCTCGGCCGCGTGCGAGTGTTCTCGCATCAGCGCGAGACGTGGAAGATGCCCAACGCCGAGCACGTCTGCGCCAAGACATGCCGCGAGCTGATCGAGTCCACGGCCGAGTGCGACCTGATGATCGCCCCCGACTCGGGGCTGATGCACGTCGCGGCCGCGCTCGACATCCCGACCGTCGCCATGTTCGGCCCGACCGACGGCGCGCTCACATGCAAGTATTACCCGAGCGTGCGCGTGATCGAGCATCGGGATCCCGAGCGCACGTGCCGCCAGCCCTGCTACTACAACGTCGACAACAACCGCTACCACTGCTACGCGGACGCCAGCGACGAGGACACGCCGCGCATCGGCGACTGCATGGTCGGGATCACGGTCGTCGAGGTCTACCACGCGGCGCTCGATCTGCTCCACGAGAGCGGGAGGCTGGCAGCATGAACCCCGCCATCGACTACAAGGGCGTCTACGATGAGGTCTTCGGTCGCAGTCGCGAGAGCGGCCGCTGCCTCGGCTTCTCGACCTACATGAACGGCAAGATCACGTTCGGCATCGCCGGCAAGACCGTGCTCGACGTGGGGTGTGGCAAGGGCGACCTCATGGTCATGCTGCGCGAGCGCATGGCCGACGTGCAGGGCGTGGACGTGGGCCGCTACGTGCTCGACGAGACGCTTCCCGTCGAGGTCGTGCCCACCGCGGCCAAGCTGCCCCACGAGCGCGACTCGTTCGACCTCGTGACGTGCAGCCACATGCTCGAGCACGTGGTCATCACCGAGCTGCCGAGCGTGATCGGCGAGCTGTTCATCGTGGCCAAGAGCTACGTAATCATCAGCGTGGGCCTGCCCGACTGCCCCGAGCACATGAGCGTGCTGCCGTGGTCGGAGTGGGTGGTGATGATCGATCGTAGCGCCCGCGCCCATGAGTTCGCCTGCATCCGCGCCGAGCAGGACGGCCTCAGCGGCAACAACATCCTCATCTATCGAGCCATCGCCGAGTGCACCGAGAAGGAGTATCAGCCCCGTCGGATCAAAAGGAGGTATGGAGAATGAACATTGAGTCAATGGAACTGGGCTACCTGCCCCACGCGGATGACAGAGAGTATCTGTTTCGGCGCTACACGCTCGTGCGATCGGGCCAACTTGGCCAGGCGTGCGTGATCGTGTCCACGCTTGGCTCGCGCCTCCCGGTCGGCGCGAGGGCGATGGCAGAGATGTCGCCTGGAGTCACGCACCAAACAACGGTTCATGCTGCCCTCCAGGACGACGATTGTTACTGGATGCCTGTTCTCGTCCCCCCGATCATCTTGCGTGGTCCGTCCAGCGTCGCCAGTCTCGGGAGTCACGACTGTGGGACCAACCATAGGGCGTGGCGAAACCACGAGGCTGCGGTCGCAGAGATGATGGCTCGAATGCGAGCCGGCGAGGACTGGGGGGAGGCGAGCTGACATGAAGACCGCAATCATCTGCCCGCATCAGCCCGGCCCGATCATGCTGTTTGAGAGGCACGCGCCGGTCCACTCGTGGCCGCAATGGGTCAACGTGCTGCCCGACTGCATCATCGGGTTCGGCTCAGAGATAACGTCCGAGACGCCCGTGCGGCTGTCCGACCGCGAGCTGTTCGTCGTGATCGGCGGGGCCCAGGCGTTGCACGTCATGCAACAACTGCGGACGCTCTTCCCCGGCGTGCCGGTCGTCGCGCTCCAGGACGGCAACACCGCGTGGGGCTCGCCCTACATGGGCGCCCTCTCGTGGCACGACCAATACCCCAAGCTGGTCGAGTTCTACCAGACCGCGGACGCGATCTTCAGCGCCACGGGCAACGCTATGGAGTTCTATGGACTACTCAATCCGCGCGTGTCTTACATCGGCCTGCCGTATCCCGAGGAGTATCTCGACTACGCGCTGCCCGACGACGAGCGCGAGGACGATCTGCTGCTGCTCGGGTGCAGGCATCCGATGGGCGCCGACCTCGTGATCGGCGTGCAGATTGCCAAGCGCCTCGGGATGCGGGTCATGCTGCCCGGCGATCCCGCGGGTCAGACCAAGGCCTTGTGCGACACGTTCGGCGTCGAGTCTGAGCGCGTCGAGCCGGGACTCGATCAGGTGAGCTGGCTCAAGCGCGTGGCCAAGTGCAAGGCCGCGCTCTACCTCGATGGCATGGGCAGCGTCGGGCGTTTCGTCCGCGACTGCGCGGCCCTGCGGATCCCGTGCCTCTACAACAGCAGGGCGGACGCACCTCTGCCCCTCCGACAAATAAACCCAGATTACCATGTGGTGAGTGTGGAATATTTGCTGGGCGATGTTTTAGAGAACGAGTGGGGGTCCTTAGCGGATCGTCAGTTTGAGGTGTTGCAGCATTCCTTCACCGCCCCCTCCCGCGCCCGCTTCGAGGAGGCCTGCTCATGCCTCTCGTAGCCCCACCACTCATGCCGCGCCCGCGCGTCGGCGCACGGGTCCGCGTCACGGCCCCGCTCGTCGGCGGCACGTTGCAGCCGGGCGAGGAGGGCACGGTCATGCAGACTGGCAGCCGCGGCGACTTCGGCGACGGCACGTTCTACTTCATGGTTACGTTCCCCAACCACATGGGCTGGTTCAATTTCACCGAGCGCGACTCGGGATTGGAGATTGTATGAATCCGTTCGCGGAGGCGACAAGCTATTTCGAATTGACCGAGGGCCGCGGCAAGGGCAGCGAGTTCTATGACTACTACAAGAACGAGCGCGGGCTTGATCTGTTCGCGTTCGGCACGTGGCAGGTGCAGTATGCCGACATGGTCATCAGCGCGTTCGGTCTCACTCCCGGCACGAAGCTGCTCGACATCGGCTGCGGCGGCGGCGCTAACACGAAGGCGTTCCTCTCCCGCAACATCGACGCCTGGGGCGTGGACATCAACCGCTGGGTGATCGAGAACTCACCCCACGCCAACGGCCGCCTGAGCGTGGCAGGCGCGGACGACCTCGCACTCTACGACGATGGCCTGTTCGACTTCCTCCATTCGCAGCAGGTCTTCGAGCACATCGCCGAGGAGCGCTGCGATGCCATGTTCGCAGAGCTGCGTCGCGTGGCCAAGCCCAACGCGCTATTGTTCGCCGGCCTCGTGGTAGCGCCCGAGCCGAAGCGCGACGACACATGCGCGGCCGAGCCAGACATCGTGCGCGAGTTTGACCCCGACGACGACCCGACGCACATCAACGTCAAGCCCTGGTCGTGGTGGCATGAGTTGGCCACCAACCACGGGTTCGTGCGGCAACGGGTTTACGAGACCGCGCTGCGATGCCACCCATGGTTCGACGGGCACGCGTTCGACTTCGCCGTCTGGCGCAGAACGTAAGACCATGGAGCACAGTCGCCCCCGACTGTGTTTTCCCCAGCCGAGGGCGGCTGGGCTCCATCGAGGAAATCATGGCCGACAAAACCACAATCATCATCGAAGGCAAGGACAAGGCCTCGGCGGTCTTCAAGAAGATCGCCCAGGCATACGCGTCCATGGAGTCGAAGGTCTCCAAGAGCAGTATGGCTGGCGCGGGCATGATGGGCGCGGTCATGGGCCTGCCCGGGATGATCCTTGGCGTGATGGGCACGTCGCTCAAGATCGTCACCGGCGGCATGAGCGCTATCCTCAACGTCGCCACCAAGACCATCGGCCTCGTGGTCGGCGTGGTGCGCGGTGCGGCGAGTGCCGTGCTGGCCGTCGTGTCTGGCGTCGTGCGCACGATCACGTCGATCGTCGGCGCGCTTGTGGGGGTTGCCACGCGCATCGCGGGAGTGATCGTGGGCATCGTGGCCAAGGCGACGCTCGCGGTCGGCGCGGCCGCGGCCGCGATGTTCGCGGCCATCGTCTACCAGGGCGTCAAGTTCGAGCGGCAGATGGCGGAGGTATGGACGCTCGTCTCCGAGCAGGGGCAGGGCGAGTTCGCCAAGCTCAAGAGCGGCGTGATCTCGATCTTCCGCGACCTGCCCACGAGCTTGACCGGCCTGACCAGGGGACTCTACGACACGATCAGCGCCGGCATCACCAACGCCGACGACGCGCTCACCGTGATGCGCGAGGTGAGCAAGGCGGCCATCGCTGGCGTGTCCGACGCCGGCACGATGGGCAGCGCCTTCATGACCGTGATGCAGGGCTTCAAGATCCACGCGTCGAAGGCCAAGGACATCTCCGACGCCTTCTTCGCCACGATCAAGCAGGGCCGCCTCGTGGCCAACGACCTCGCCCAGGGGCTCGGGTTCGTCGCGGGCATGGCCGGCAACATGGGCATCAAGTATCGCGAGGCGCTCGCTGCCATCGCGGTGGCCACCCGCACGTTGCGACCCGAGATGGCCTTCGTCGGCATGGCGCAGTTCCTCCAGGCGCTCATCAAGCCCGCGGACGCCGCGGCCAAGGCCATCGAGCGCATGGGCCTGCGCTTCTGGAAGGTCGGCAAGAACGGCAAGAAGACGTTCGTCGGCTTGAAGAACGCCATCGATCAGATCATCAAGCTCAAGCTCGACCCCACCCAGGTCGCGGAGCTGTTCCCCGAGGCACGCGCCCAGCGCTTCGTGCTCGCGCTCATGGCGCAGCGCAAGGAATACAACCAGATCTTCGCGGACGTGAAGGGCGCGTCGGGCACCGCGAAGACCGCGTTCGACATCATCGCCAACACCGCGGGCGCCCAGATGCAGCTCGCGTGGAACAAGGTGCGTGCGGGCGGCCTGAGCGTATGGGAGGAGATCAAGAAGGCCGCGCTGCCCACGCTCAAGCTGATGAACGAGAGCATCGACAGGATCAGCGACGCGCTCGACGACGCGCTCGCCAGCAAGGCGTGGAAGGACTTCTCCGCGTCGGCGCAGACCTTCCTCGAGGGCGCGGCCAACGACGTGGTGCTGTGGCTCATGGATCTGCCCGGCCACATCGACACGGCCACCACGAAGCTCGCCGAGTGGACCAAGCCCGTGCGCGAGGCGGTTGACTACCTAAGCCGCATCGACCTCACCGCGACCGCGGCGAAATACGGCACGGCATGGGCCACCGCGCAGAAGAGCATCAGCGAGGGCGCGCAGCGCGTGCGCGACTGGCTCATCGACACCGCGGCCGCCGCGGCCAAGGCCATGCTCGGCATCGGCGTCTCGTTACTCATGGGCTTCCAAGAATCCCTGCCTCAGATCAACTCCATCCTCGCGGGCATCGCCGACCAGATCAACACCGTCGCTGCGTCGCTGCAGTGGGTGCTGTCGGCGGGGATCGGCGCGGAGATCGGGCATCAGAAGAACATCCAGCGAGACCAGATGGGCAAGGCCGATGCTGCCGAGAAGGGCAGCCCCGAATGGAAGGCCGCGTATAAGGCGTGGCGAGAGGCCGCACAGCGAGAGAAGGAGCTGACCGAGCAGCGCAAGAGGCTCGTCGAGGGCGGCGACATTATCGACTTCAAGCCCATCGACGTCACGGTCATCCCCCTCGCCCGCAAACTCAACGAACTCAAGAAGGGCGTCGACCAGAACGCCGCGGACCTCAAGAAGGGCAAGCTCCCCGAAGCGGTCGACGACCTCGCCAAGAAGATCAAGGACGCGGCGAACAAGATCGCGCCGGTCATGCGGCCTCCCGCGGAAGCACCACCCGCCGCGCAGCCCGCCGCACCACCCGCGGATGATGCCCCCGCGGAGAAGCCCAAGCGCAAGCGCCGTCGCACGATCGCCGACGTCCTGCGCGACCGCAAGCGTGCCCGCATCGCCAAGCGCAAGGCGGAGCGCGAGGGCGGAGCGGGTCCCGAGCCCGCGATCGATGGCGGCGATGCTACCGAAGACCAGGGGGGAGCCCCTGCCGCTCAGCCACAACGCCGCAACCCTGCTCGCGATATCTTCACGGGCCGCGGTCGCAGGCGTCGACGCAAGCGCCGCCGACGCGACCCCCTCCGCTATGCGCGGAAGCGCCGCGGTGGCGCCGAGCGCGAGCCAGTCGAGTGGGAGGAGGTCAATGACCCCGAGACCGCGGCACGCGTGCGCGGTGAGATGGAAGAGCGCATGGGCGGCGGCGCCAAAGAACTCGCGCAGGACAAGGGCGCTGAGATGCAGCGCGCCACCGACGAGCGCCAGGCCGCGGCCGCGGAGAAGGCCGCCGCTATGGAGGAGTCCGTCGCGGCGGCGCAGGAGGAGGCCGCGACCAACATGGAGCGCATGGCCGACGCCGCGGAGAAGAATGCCGAGCAAACCGAGAAGTTAGCCGCCACCGCCAAAGACCGCCTCGCGACCATCGAGGCGGCCTTGGCCAACGCCGAGTCGCAGATCGCTGCGCTCGCACAGCCGGGAGGCTAACCCATGCGCGGCGTGTTCGACGACGGCTCCTCAACGATCACCCTCGGCAGCGACTGCTACCTCGTCCCGAGCAGCATGTCCGAGCGCGTGCGCCACGCGCCGCTCAACCGCACGCAGGAGTTCATCTTCGACGTCGGCGGCGGCTACTACAACCTCGTGGTCGCGGGCGAGATCGAGCGCCACAACCAGGGCGACGCGGAGTGGTGGCTCTACCAGAAGCTGCTCGCACTCGGCGCCAGCGGCCTCGGCGACCTCAGCGTCAACGGCCACAAGTTCCCCAACGCCATGTTCACCAGCGGCCGCGGCTACGTCAACGCGTTCAAGGCGGTCACCTACTGGTATCAGTTCGCCTGCTCGCTGCCCGAGCGGAGCGCGTCCCTCGCCGCGGGCGACAGCGCCGGCGCGGACGAGGCCGAGTATGCCGGCCGCGGCTCGTGGGACATCTACCACCTCGCGGGCGAGCAGCTCGGCACGATGGGCGCGCTCGAGATCGCGGTGAGCCGGCCCGTCGAGATCAAACGCCTCACCCGATGCTATGGCGTGCGCATCGAGGATCTGTCCCGCGGGCGGCAGGTGAGCCTGACCTACAGCGGCGATCACCACCACGACACCTACGCCGACCTCTGCGAGTGGTGCTGGCAGTTCCAAGCACGCATCGGCTACCAGGAGGCCACGCTCACCGGCTGTGGCAACACGTTCGACAACGTCTTCCTCCAGAGCATCACCCCCGAGACCGACGCGGACCGCAGGCAACTGCGGTTCACGGCCCAGATGATCCAATACGCAGCATGAACCGACGACGCACACCCATGATCAACGGCTACGAATACGACATGCTCACCACGTGGCGGCGGAACGCCCATAGCAACCGCGGGCGGTCCGACTGGGCCAAGCGCTCCTATCGCCGCCGCGTCCGCCGCTCCGAACGCACCGAGATCGAGCAAGCCCTCACCGACAGCGAGTAGACCATGGCCAACGAAGACTTCACCACCTACACCGAGGTCGACGGGCACGGGCACATCACCGTCGTCAGTGCCCATGACGCCCTCGCTTATCTGATGTCGCGGAATGAGGTCGCCCAACTCTACAAAGACAAGGGGGTCAACCACTTCGGGGCAGCGTTCACACATGAGCTGGAGCTGGATCAGCGCTATGGCGATGACGCGGGCATCGTCAACATTTGGGCTCTCAGCAACGTGGTTGCCAATAGCTACGCATGGGAGAATAATCAGTCCGAAGCTGTGTCTCTTTACAGCTACATTCTCGCCAGCGGGGATTACTTCCTGGTCCTAACAAACTGGGAAACAGGCGAGTCGGACGCGGCCTATATTGGTGAGGTGCAGCTTGGGCACAACGATTACATTGCCCTCAAGCGCCCGAGCGAAACAGGGCTTGAGTGCCGAATTTATAGTGACGCAGGGCGAACCGTGCTCGAGCATATGCTGTCCGTCACGGTCGGGACGGGACGGCGCTACAGATACGTCTTCGCGCTGAACTCGCACTTCAGTTCGACTACGCCGACGAACACGCTCCATGTGTTAAATCTTGACCTCGAGGCTCCCTCGGGCAGCGGATCGGGCTCCGCGAGCGGTTCGGCCACCGGCTCGGGCTCGGCGAGTGGTTCAGCCACCGGCTCTGGCTCGGCGAGTGGTTCGGCCACCGGCTCTGGCTCGGCGAGTGGTTCGGCCACCGGCTCTGGCTCGGCGAGTGGTTCGGCCACCGGCTCTGGCTCGGCGAGCGGTTCGGCCACCGGCTCTGGCTCGGCGAGTGGGTCGGCCACCGGCTCGGGTTCGGCGAGCGGGTCCGGCTCGGGGAGTGGGTCAGGTTCAGGCAGCGGGTCCGGCTCGGGGAGTGGATCGGGCTCGGGCAGTGGGTCGGGATCGGGGAGTGGCTCGCCCGCTCCCGGGTGGGTCCTCAACATCAACTCCGTGCCCAACACCGACTGGGAGATCACCGGCCTCACGTGGGGCATCGCCTGCCCACACGGCAAGGCCGCGGACTCGGCAGTGCTGACCTGCAAGACCCAGCGCACCGACGCTATCAGCTCGCTCGAACTGTGGGACGAGGTGTCGATCGAGCAGGACGGTGTCGTGCGATTCTATGGGAACGTGCTGGAGTTCGATCACGACCTCGACGGCGAGCTGACCGTGGCCAATATCATCGGCCCCCACGACCAACTCAACCATGTGCTCTGCAAGATCAACGGCAGCCCCCAATACCGTTGGAACTACAAGGACTCTTACGACGACAACGAACCCATCACCCTCGAAACCTACGACGCGGAGTTGACGTTCGGGCAGATCCTCTGCGACATCTGGGAGCACGCGATCGGCGTGCCTGGCGGCGGGTCGAACATCGAGCCGCGGCACACCGATGCCGCGGATTGCACCGACACCTACGTCTCGTCCGACCTCGTGGCCGACGTCGACTGGGCGGGCTTCCTCGCACTCAGCGAGATCGCCCCCCCGATCCATATCACCAACACCAGCCTCGCCGCGGCCACCTCCATGCTCGTCGAGCAGGCCGGCGCGTTCGGCTGGTATATCGACGCGATCACGAAGAAGCTTGAGGTGGTTGACCTCTCGACCGCCAGTCGCACGACGGTCTCGATGGGGCAGATCGGCCACCACGTCGACGAGGCCGGCAAGGATTACGTCGGTGGCGGCCTGCGCATGAACCGCTCGCTGCGAAACACCAAGACCAAGGTCATGGTGCAGGGTAAGGACAAGACCGTCGAGATAAGGCCATGGCTCTGCCCAGATTCTGCGCAGTGGACGCAGGCGGGCGACCCGCTCACGTCCGCGTTCTGGGACGGCGCAGGCAGCAGCTATCTCAACAAGTGGTGGCGATCACAGCGCGAGTTCAACCGCCGGCACGCGGTCAACCGGCACACCGTCTCGGGTGAGGCCGACCTCCTCCCGCGCTACTACAAGGGCAGGCCGTTCGGAATGAAGACCTACCTCAGCCAAAACCAGACCAGGCACACTGTCAACCGCGGCGACGTGCAGTTCTGGGCGGCAGTCACGCTGGCCGAGGGCGAATACGTCTACGTGTGGACGCGCGTGCGCCGGCCGTTCATCAAGACCGCTGGCCCGGCCGGGGCGCAGGCCTACGACGATTACGGCATCGTCACCGAGGAGGCATACTTCGACGACACGCTCACCGACCCCTCCAGCAACTACGACGAGCAGGGCAACCCCACGCAGAACGACAACAACGCGCTGATGCAGGCCATCGCGGAGTGGTATCAGGAGAAGCTCGGCAAAGAGGCGATCAGCGGCTCGGTCGTGATCGACGGCATCGACTTCAGCGCCTACCCGATCGGCAACAAGATCGGCTTCAGCCACCTCCATGGCGGCAAGTGGTCTGACCTCGATGCCAACATCCTGTCGATCACAGCCGACCCCCTCCGCGACACGCTGACCCTCACGTTCGCTAACGACGTATGGTTCCTGCCCGGCATCACCGACCTGCGCCGCCGCCTCGCCCAGGGCCGCACCGATCAACAGGAGCGCATCCATGCGTTCTGGGGTTGGCGCCCCACGGTGGATCCCGACGACTCCGAGGATGATGGGTCCGGGACTGGCAGCGGCTCCGGCTCGGGCAGCGGCAGTGGCTCGGGCTCGGGCAGTGGCTCCGGCTCGGCGAGTGGATCGGGCTCGGGCAGCGGTTCCGGCTCGGCAAGCGGCTCGGGCTCGGGCAGCGGCTCGGCCGCGCCGACCGGCACGGGCTCTGGCAGCGGATCGGGCTCGGGCAGCGGCTCGGCCGCGCCAACCGGCACGGGCTCGGGCAGCGGATCGGGGTCGGGCAGCGGCTCGGCCGCGCCGACCGGCACGGGCTCTGGCAGCGGATCGGGGTCGGGCAGCGGCTCGGCCGCACCGACCGGCTCGGGCTCGGGCAGCGGATCGGCCGCGCCGACCGGCTCGGGCTCTGGCAGCGGATCGGGCTCGGGTAGCGGCTCGGCCGCGCCGACCGGCACCGGCATGGGCGAAGGCTCTGGCACGGGCACGGGCGAAGGCTCTGGCACGGGCGAAGGCTCTGGCACGGGCACGGGCGAAGGCTCTGGCACGGGCGAAGGCTCTGGCACGGGCACGGGCGAAGGCTCTGGCACGGGCACGGGCGAAGGCTCTGGCACGGGCGAAGGCTCTGGCACGGGCACAGGCGAAGGCACCGGCTCCGGCTCGCCCACCGGACCCAGCGGGTCACCACCACCGTAACGTAAGGCACTGCGATGACTCCAGACAAATTCGAGGGCAAGATCGTCGTCATCATCCCCTGCCGCAACGAAGGCCTGGAGATCGTGCGCACGGTGCGCGACTTCCGCAAGAGCAAGGCCCCCGGCACGGACTTGCACTTCTTCGTCGTCGACGACGGCTCGACCGACGACTGCTGCACGATCCTCAGGCCCGCACGCGACATCACCGTATTCCGCAACGAGGAGCCCCAAGGCCAGGGCCGCGCCCGCAACCTCGGGGCGCTGCTCAACCTCGATGCCCGCGGCCTCATCTCATGCGACGCGCACATGCGCATCGACACCCAGCACGGCATCGAGCGCATGGTGCTCGCGGCCGAGGCCGAGCAGGCCGTCGTCGGCGCGGTCATCAACAACCTCGAGCCCGACCACAAGAAGTGGAACGGTTGCGGCGGCAAGTGGAAGTGGAACACCGAGCCCGTGCCCGCGGAGGGCGAGCGCAAGGCCATGCGCCCGGGGCTGTGGCACACCTGGACGTACCGCAACACGGTGCACCCAAACCTCCCGAAGGTTGCAAACCTTCGGGAGGTTGACCTCAAGCCCGTGACGCTGGTCAACGGCGCGTTCTACGCGTTCACCCCCGCGACCTACGAGCGCATGGGCGGGTTCATCGAGAGCGAAGGGCTGTGTGGCTTCTTCGAGCAGGAGTTGAACCTCAATGCGTGGTTCCACGACGTGCCGCGGCTGTGCGCGACCGACGTGCAAGTGCGCCACCTCTTTCGCTCGGCTCGGCCCTACCCCAATGACGGCGCGGGCTACTGGTACAACTACATCGAATGCCTCCGGGTGATGTTCGACGACGCGACGTGGCGTCGAGTCTTCGAGCCGGTGCTGCTCAAGCACGTGTCCTATGCCCCGACCGACGCGCACATCCAATACCTGCTCCACGCCCCGTCGCTCGCGGCCCGGCATCATGTATTCGCCCTGTCGGCCAACCACACCGACGCGGAGGCGCTGGCCTGGATCGGGATCGAGGACTAACCCATGCACATCACCGCCATCTGCCCGACCTACGGACGCTTCGAGCTGCTGCGTGCAGCGGTGGGATGCTTCGTCACGCAGACGCACGCGGACCGCGACATGCTCATCCTCAACGACGCGCCTGTGCCGATCGAGTGCGACGTGCCCGGCGTGCGGGTCATCAACAACACACACGACTTCGGCTCACTCGGCGGGAAGTATGCCCATATGCTGGACGAGGCCGAGGGCGACGTGATCGCGCACTGGGAGGACGACGACCTCTATCTCCCGTGGCACCTCGCGTCCGCGGCCGAGGCGATGGACGAGCCCCGCCTCGCAACGAAAGGGGACACGATTCCGAATCGTGTCCCCTTCCCCGGCGTGGTCAAGCCCCGCCTGTCGTGGTGCGTGGTCTGGGATGGCGAGCGCTGGAAGCTCGGCGGCCGGACCAATGCGCTCTGCGAGGCCAGCACGGTCTACCACTTTGCCGCGTGGACTTACTGTGGGGGCTACCGACCCGAGCACTCGACCCACAGCCGCGCAACGCTGTTGCAGGCCGATAGCATGGGCATGCTGCGTCGCTACGACCCCCGGCCCTGCACGGGCTACGTCTTCTGTCGGCTGCACCCTGGCATCCGACACGGCAGCGGCCTGCTCGACCGCCGCGACGGCAAGGCCATCTTCGAGGCGGGCAACAAGGACTTCGGCGACGGCCAGCCACTCACCCCCGTGTTCGACGACGGCCGGCTCGCGGCCTTCCGCGATGGCCTCAGCGCAAAACTCCCCCCTGAACAGGAGCGGCGCGTTGCATCCCAACTCGCGTAAGCTCATGGCCGCGTTCGTGGCCACGTTGCCGCCGCCGCCCCTGCGCATCATCGACGTCGGCGCACAGAACGTCAACGGCGTCTACCGCGATCTGTTCGCCGGCTACGACTACGTGGGGGCGGACATCTGCGCCGGCCGCAACGTGGATGTGGTCATGCACAGCCCCTACGACTGGCGTGTGGGCGCCGATTGGGACGTGGCGATCTCTGGCCAGTGCGTCGAGCACGTGCCCGACGTGGCCGCGTGGGCTCGCGAGTTCGGCGCCCTGTTGAGGCCAGGGGGATGGGCCTGCATTATCGCCCCGTGGAGGTGGGGCGAGCACCGTTACCCCGTCGATTGCTGGCGCGTCATGCCCGATGGCATGGCATGGATCATGGAGACGGCTGGACTGATCGCTGTCAAGACGCGTATGGATCAAAACGACTGTATAGGCACCGCAAGGAGGTCATCGTGAGAATCTGCTTCATCAACCCGCCACGGCCGTGGCTCGTCAACCCCCACGCGCAAGCGCCCATCGGCATCCTCTACCTCGCTGCCGCGCTCGAGCGCGCCGGGCATGACGTGCGCATCGTCAACTGCGCTGGGCATCAGCAGGCCAGGCAACTCAACGTGGCCGATGTCTACTGCATCACCGGCACGTGGCTCGACGTGCCCCAGGTGAATGAGATCGCCGAGTTCCTGAAGGGCACGTTCGGTCGCTGCCGCATCCTCGTCGGCGGCCCCATCGCACTCTCGCCCGACGAGCTGAGCGACGATATCGACGTGATCGTGAGGGGAGAGGCCGAGGCGGACATCCTGTCCATTGTGGACATGGAGTCCATCCCATGCAGCGGCCTCTACACCTGCGAGCCCCCCGACGACCTCGACGCGCTCCCATTCCCGGCCCGCCACCTCTGGGCGGGGCCGTTTGGCGGGAACGTGTTCATCGGCGGCGAGAACTATTTCGGCGGCGGCTCGACCACCATCCTCAGCTCGCGGGGCTGCCCCTACGACTGCGCATTCTGCGCGTCGAGCGCGCTCGCGCCGCGCAAGGTGCGGTTCCGCTCGGCCGAGAGCGTGGTCGAGGAGATGGAGCAGTGCGTCGTCGACTTCGGCGTGCGCCAGTTCCGCTTCTCCGACGAGAACTTCAACGCATGCCTCCATCGTGTCGAGGCGCTGTGCGATGCGATCATGTCCAGCAAGATCCTCGGCCACGGCGACGGCGTGGCCTGGCGAGCGTCCATCGCGGTGCGGCCGATCAACGTTGGGACGTTCGACTACATGGCCGACGCCGGCTGCAAGGAGGTCTCCATCGGCGTCGAGTCGGCCGACTCCGCGGTGCTCGAACTGATCTGCCCGGCCAAGCTCAAGAGCCCCAACGGCGCGGTCAAAGCGCTCGCCATGGCCACGAGCGCCGGCCTCAAGACCCGTGCCCTGATGATGGTCGGCACGCCCGGCGAGAACGCGGACACGGCCCGCCTCAACATCGACTTCATGCATGACATCTGTAACACGCTGCCAGGCCCCTGGTCAACAGAGCGTGCCCTCTGCGACGCGCTCGCGGTGACCGTCTTCACCCCCATGCCTGGCAGCGACATCTACAACCATCCCGAGCGCTACGGCTGTCGCATCCGTGGAGCCCAGCCGCCCTCGGCTGGGGAAGCGGACACAGTCGGGGGCGACTGTGCTCCACGCCGCTCCGTTTGCCTCTACGGCCCCGACGGCGCGCACGCGCTCGAGCCCACCATCGAACTCGACGACTTCCCCCTCGACGCCCTCCGCCAGTCCATGCGCACCCAAGTCGCCGCGGCCGAGGCCACCGGCAAGATCGGGAGAGGCTGATGCCCAACGCCCCCAAGCCCACCTGGCAATCCCCATGCGGCCGCGCAACGCTCTACCACGGCGACTGCCTGGAGATCATGCCCAGCCTCCCAGAGGCGAGCGCCGATGCGGTCGTCACCGACCCGCCGTATGGGCTGGGCTTCATGGGCGCGGCGTGGGACCACAGCGTGCCGGGCGTGCCGTTCTGGGAGGCGGCGTTGCGCGTAGCCAAGCCGGGCGCGCACCTACTCGCGTTCGGCGGCACGCGGACGTTCCATCGCCTGGCCGTGGCCATCGAGGACGCGGGCTGGGAGTTGCGGGACTGCGTGATGTGGGTCTACGGCACGGGCTTCCCGAAGAGCCACGACGTGAGCAAGGCGATTGACAAGGCCGCGGGCGCGGAGCGGGAGCAGTGGCAGGGCTGGGGCACCGCGCTCAAGCCGGCATGGGAGCCCATCATCGTGGCCCGCAAGCCGCTCGACGGCACGGTCGCGGCCAACGTGCTCGCACACGGCACGGGCGGCATCAACGTGGACGCGTGCAGGGTGGAGGTGGACGCAGCGGATGCAAAGGCCTGGTCGGGCCGAGCGCAAGCGCCTTCGAGTGTGGGCATGAAGAACATATCCAGTGAGGTTTATGGTGAGGGCTTCAAGCGCAACTATGCTGGCCCCGAGCGCGGCCGCTGGCCTGCGAATCTGATCCACGACGGCAGCGACGAGGTCGTGGGGCTGTTTCCGAAGCAGAAGTCGCCAGGCAACTACAAATCAAAGACAACAAGCGTTCCAGGGCAGAACGGGACGATGGGCAAATGGCCCACGAAAAAGGAGCGCCATTATGGTCATGGCGACTCCGGCTCCGCGGCCCGCTTCTTCTACTGCGCCAAGGCGAGCAAGGCTGACCGCGACGAGGGATGCGAGGGGTTGGAGGAGCATAATTCTCAACGACTTCGGCTTCCTGCACAAGAGTCCATAGATCACGATGGTAGGCCCCATCAGACAAGTGGTGCAGAGCGATACCGACCCCGCCGCAACACCCATCCCACCGTCAAGCCCACCGCGCTCATGCGCTACCTCTGCCGGCTCGTCACGCCGCCAGGGGGCCTGATCCTCGATCCGTTCATGGGCTCGAGCTCGACCGGCAAGGGCGCGGGCCTCGAGGGATTCCGTTTCGTCGGCATCGAACTCGACCCCGAGGACAAGGGCTTCCTCGACATCGCCCGCGCCCGCATCACCCACGCCATCGCCCAGCGCACCGCCGACATGCCCGTATCCCAGGAGGCCTCAGGATGATCACCTGCCACCTCTACGTCTCAGCCGGTATCGTGGGCAGCGGTAGGCCATTGCGCCTGGTCCCTTGATCCGCTATGCTACCCTCGCCGAGCCACCCCAACTGGCACGCCATTTGAAACCCCCTCAAAACGGGAATATCGCGACCCACTTATGTCGCTGTTCCTGCCCCGAAAATCGCGCTTGCTCCGACAGTGTGCGAGCTTGCCATCGACGAGTTCCTCCGCGCCGCCGTTGAGCGCGATGTTGTCTTGCGCGATGGCAGACGCGGCCAG